CTTAAGGCCCTTTTCAAAAATGGACATTTATAAATGTCCAAAATCACTTTTTATCCTGGACTTTTCCGACAGTTTTTTACATATTTTACAATATATATTCTTAAAGTAACTTAAAGAACTTTATTTTATTCTTTTGTTAATTCACAAATTGTACAATAACAAATAGTTTTTTCTTTTTCTGGACCAATATCTATAATATCCGTTATAAAATTATGTTCACATTCTTCATGTATATATTTATCATTTTCCTTTTTTTCCTTTTTTAAAAGAATTATTTGCTGTTCACACTCAATACATAAATTATTATAAAAATTAATTAAATCTATAGTAACATAGTTATATTCACAATTTTCATTAATAGAAGACATTATTTCATTATATGAAAGAATAATATCTTCTAATTGTTTAATTAGATTTTCATTTTTTTTGTTCATTTCAATGTAAAAAAAAATACTCATTATCAATTATATATAATATAATAAAAACTTTCTAAATTATTATATAATACTATTTTTAAACATACAAACCATATAACGATGTTGCATCTTTATCTTTTTTTATTAATTTGTCTACAATATCTTTTGTAACTGTAAAAGGAAATTGAACCTTCAATGACATATCTTCTTCAAACAAATTTGAACCTGGCTTCATTAAACGGTATAAATTGAGTTTTGTATAAATTATTTCTAAACATCTTTTTAAATTTCTAACACCATCCTCTTTATTACAAAGATTTTCAATAATATACTGAATTGCTGAATCTGGAATTATTATTTCTTTTTCGTCAAATTTTACTTGTTCGCGAATTCTTGGTAATAAATAATTATTTGATATCACTGTTTTTTGTTTTTGATTATATCCTTTTGTTTGAATTCTATACATTCTATCTTTTAAAATTGGATTAATTTTACTCTCGTCATTATAACTAAATATAAACAGACATTTACTCAAATCAAAATCAATCTCAGCAAAATATTTATCGTGAAATTGACTATTTTGTGATGTATCAGTTAAATGTGTTAATATTCCTGCGATTTCTTCACCTTTTGGAGTATCACTAATTTTATCAAGTTCGTCAAAATAAATTACTGGATTCATACACTTACTATCAATTATGATTTGAACAATTTTTCCCCATGTGCTTCCTTCGTATGTATACGAATGTCCTTCTAGGAAACTACTATCTGTTGCTCCACCAAGAGCAATAAAAGCAAATGGTCTGTTAAGAATTTTACTTATACCTTCCTTCACAAGTGAAGTTTTACCAGTACCTGGTGGTCCATGTATGGCAATCGCAGTTCCTATTGCTTTTGGATTAGTAATTAGTTGACCAAGCATTTGCATGATTTGCATCTTTGCGTCATTCAATCCATAAACTGCCTCATCAAGAGTTTTCTGAGCATTCGCCATAAAATCATGACACTTATCAACACCATCTTCAATGCTAATAGGTAATGTTAAATATTTATCAAAAGGCATTTTCATAAAAGTATCAACCCAATTTTTAATTTTATAAAATTCTCCAGCACCTGGCTCAATATATCTTAATGAATTAATTTTTTTCATAGCTGCTGCCTTTAAAGCTATTGGGATATTTGATTCTAAAAGTGTCATTCTATAAGGTTTTTCAATTCTAACTAACTTATTTATTTCTTTTAACTCTTTAATAATTTTCTTTTGTTCTTCTAATTCCATTTTTGAAAAGAATGAAAAGTCATTTGTTGTATTTTTATCTCTAATAATTTTTTTAAATATTCTAGAATTTTTCTCTTTATATTTTTTATCTTTTTTTTCTTTTATTTTTTGAGCTTTTTCAATCTCTTCTTCACAAAGTTCAATACATTTTTGAATAGTTTTATTTGTTGAATGTTTTTTTTTAATTTCAGTTAGTTCTGAAAGAAGCTCTTTATTATTTGTATCTAAAGGTAAATTAGATTCTTCTTTTTTAGATTCAACAGTTTTTTTGTTATCCTGACTTTTTTTATTTTTCTTAATTGGCTTTTCATCTTCAGACTCTTCAGATTCTTCTTCAGAAGAAACAGACTCATCCTCATCTTCAGTTTCATCAGAATCATCATCCTCTTCAGAATCATCTGTTTCCCATTCATCGTCGTCTTCCTTTCCACCAATCGTAAAAATTATATTATATTTATTTGAACCTTTAGATACATTAATTTCCTCTTCTTCTTCTTCTTCTTCAGAATCTTGTGATGTATCATCATTTTCACTATCAGATACATTTTTATTTTTTTTTCCTTTTTTCCTTGATTTAACTATTTCCTCTTCTTCTTCCTCTTCTTCAGAAGAAGATTCTACAATTTTTTTTTTATTTTGCTTCTTTTTATTTGGTTTAACTACCTCTTCCTCTTCCTCTTCTTCAGAAGAAGATTCTACAATTCTTTTTTTATTTTGTTTCTTTTTATTTGATTTTTTTGGAGGTACATAATCAGAAGAAGAATCATCATCATCTTCTTCCTCCTCCTCTTCCAAACATTTTTTTAATTTTTCTCCAGCTTTAATTTTTTTATTTAAATGTTTTGATGGAAACATAGTTGACAAAAACTTACGATACTCAATTTGGTCCATTTCTTCAGATTCGCTATCACTTGAATAATTATCATCACTATCAGATTGTTCATTATTTTTTCTTCTTCGAGATAATTCATCCATTTTTTTAGAATGTTTATTTTGTTCTCTTCTTGTAATTTTGCTTTTACTTTTAGTATCACTTGACATTATATATATAATATATTTAATCTTTAAATTTAAATTAATATCAATTTTATTATAATATATTAATAAGTTTAGATACAAAATTAATATTAATAATATTTTTTTAAAATAAAATTGAATTAAAAAACAATCTAAATCTAAATATTATATTATATAAAAGATGTCACAAACTAGAAGTTCAAATATGTCAAATAGTTCTAAAATTATCGGTATACAATTTAGTATTTTATCACCTGAAGAAATTAGAAAAAGTTCAGTTGCTGAAATAACAAGTAGAGATACTTATTTAAATAATAAACCAATTATTGGAGGTCTGTTTGACCCAAGAATGGGTGTTTTAGAGCCAGGGTTAATTTGTCCTACTGATGGATTAAATTATATGCAAACACCTGGCTATCACGGTCATATTAATTTAGCAAGACCTGTTTATTATATTCAGTTTTTAAAAGATATTCAGAAATTTTTAAAATGTGTTTGCTTTAAGTGTAGCAAACTATTAATAAGTAAAGAAAAATATAGTCAAGCACTTAAACTTGTTGGAGAGCATCGCTGGAAATATGTCTCAAAGCTAGCAGCTGATGTTAAACGATGTGGCGAAGACACTGATAATGGTTGTGGATGTTTACAACCCAATAAAATTAGAAAAGAAGGTCTTGCTACTATTTTCGCAGAATGGAAAAATGATAATCAAAGTGAAGGAGAAGAAGCAACAATTGTTATAAAACTTACACCAGAAATGGTTCTAAAAATATTTAAAAGAATATCAGATGAAGATGTATCATTTATGGGTTTTAGTCCAATTTGGTCTCGTCCTGATTGGATGATTTGTCAAGTCATGTCAGTTCCTCCTCCATCAGTTAGACCATCCGTAAAACATGACGCACAACAAAGGTCTGAGGATGATTTAACTCATATTTTAGTAAATATAATTAAAACCAATAAAACACTTCAAGAAAAAATTCAAAACAATGCTCCAGCAAATGTTATTGATGACTGGACAACTGTTTTACAGTATTATGTTGCGACTCAAGTTGATAATAAAATTCCTGGTGTAGCATCAGTTGCCCAGAGGTCAGGTAGACCTTTAAAATCAATTAAAGACAGATTAAATGGAAAAGGTGGACGAATGAGAGGAAATTTAATGGCAAAGCGTGTTGATTTTAGTGCTCGTTCAGTTATTACAGCTGACCCTAATATTTCTATAAAAGAACTAGGAATTCCTATGAAAATCGCAAAAAATATTACAAAACCTGTTACAGTTAATAAACTTAATAGACTGTTCTTAATGAAATTGGTACAAAATGGTCCTGAAATTTATCCTGGGGCAAAAATGTTAGAAAAGAAAAATGGTGAAGTTATTACTTTGCGATATGTTGATAAAAAATCACTCGTTCTAGAAGAAGGTGACATTGTTCACAGACATATGATGGATGGCGATGCTGTTTTGTTTAATAGACAGCCTACTTTACATAGAATGTCAATGATGTGTCATATTGCTCGAATTATGCAGCGAGGCGATACCTTTAGAATGAATGTAGCCGATAAACTTGGTGTCGGCAACAGGGGGCGTTAAAAGCGTGCTACCCCCTAGTAAATAAATTAATAAATGAGGCAAACAATATAAAATATTAATTATATATAATATAAAATGAATGTAACAGATACAAAACCTTTAGAAAAATGTTGTTCAAAATGTAATATAACAAAAAATGAAAGTTTATTTATTCCTAAACGCAATATATGTAAGGAATGTAGAAATATAAGTTCTAAAGAAAAATACAACTCAATACAAATAAATAATGATACAGAACAAAAATGTAATACTTGTGAATTAGTAAAAACAACGTCATTATTTGTAAAAAATAGAAAAATATGTATTGATTGTAATAATAATAAAAGAAGAACTAAATATGAAACAGATGAAGAACACAGGATTAAAATGATTCAACAATCTACTGATTTTAAACAAAGAAAAATAGTCGAAAAAAATAAAATCAAAGAGATTGAAATAGGTATCGGAAACATTAAATGTAATTATTGTCAAGAAATCAAAACAAATGACAGATTTAGACATAATCGTTTAAAATGTAAAGATTGTGAAAGAGAAGAACCTATATCAAAAATAATCAGAAGTGTTAGAAGCAGAATTTTTAGTGCTATTAAAAATAAAACAAAGCACACAATTAATTATCTTGGTTGTAATTGTTCGGAATATTTAAAATGGATATTAAATAATGATAAACAATATACATTTGAAAATTATGGTAAAGAATGGCATATAGACCATGTAATTCCTTTATCAAAATTTAATATTACAAATGAAGAACAACAACTAATAGCTTTTAATTGGAGAAATACAATGCCTTTATCTGTTAAAGAAAACTTATCAAAAAATAATAAAATTATAAAATCACAGTTAGAACAACATTTAAAAAAATTAAAAGAATATCATATAGAAAATAAACTTGATTTGCCTCAAGTATTTATTGATTTATTTGCAACGTGACCAAATTGCTGGAAGTTCCTTAGAGCCTTCACTACCACTCTGACGCTGAAAAGTGTTAAGAGGAACTCGGTTAATAGCCGAACCCAATGGTAAAAATGTGAAGGATTGGATAATCAGCAGCCAAGCCCCTAAACTCGTTATGATAGAGCAAGGGGAAGGTTCAGAGAGTAGACGGTTACGGGTCTCATATGATGGTTTAATCAACTTGATGAGGCACAAGGTGTATTCCGACCTTACCAGAAATGGTAAGGATAATATAAGGCTAGACCAAGCCTTACAATGCCGATTTTGACGGGGATAGACATATGTAAATAACATTTTGTCCCCAACAGGGAGCGTTAAAAGCGTGTTACTCCCTAGTTAATTGATTCTTAATAATAGAATTTATAAATAATTTAAAGAATCATTTAGCAACGTCGCCAAATTGACTGGAAATTCCTTAGAGCCTTCACTACCACTCTGATGCTGAAAAGTGTTAAGAGGAACTCGGTTAATAGCCGAACCCAATGGTAAAAAAGTGAAGGATTGGATAATCAGCAGCCAAGCCCCTAACCTCGTTATGGTAAGAGTATGGGGAAGGTTCAGAGAGTAGATGACGACGGGTCTCAAATGATGGTCTAACCAACCTGATGAGGCACAAGGTGTATTCCGGCCCTTTGGGAAACCTTAGGGAAATTCATGGAAATGAATTTACATATGCCACAGGACCCCGAGTCTGAGGCGGAATTGAGAAACTTAGCGGCTGTGCCATATCAGATAATAAGCCCCGCAAATAATAAATCAATTATTGGAATTTATCAAGATTCAATGCTTGGTTGTTACCAATTTACAAGAGAAAAAGAATACACTAGAGGTTCTATAAATGTGAAAGAAGGTATTCGTTTTGAACCTAGAGAGGCAATGAATTTATTAATGATGTTTGATGGAGTAAACGAACACAAATTATTAGAAAATTCATTAAAAGAAAGCGGAATTACAAATTTTGATATTTTAAGTCAAATTATGCCTCCACTATCATTAAAATATAAAACAAAATCATTTAAAGATGATAAAGATGAATTTAGCACTTCAAATAAAGTATTAGAAATTAAAAATGGTGAATATATTCGAGGTCAAATGGATAAAGGTGTATTAGCTGATGGAACCAAGGGACTTTTACATCGTTCTTGTAATGATTTTGGAAATATGGCGTCTGCCAAATTTATTGACGACTTACAAAATATTATTACTGAATATATGAAATCTAGCAGCTTTAGTGTTGGTATTAGTGATTTAATTTCAGATGAAAAAACCAAAAGTGAAATTATTGAAGTTATCACAAGAAAAAAATCAGATGTAAAAAATCTTATTGACCAAGTTCAAATTGGAATATTTGAAAATAATACTGGAAAAACGAATGAAGCTGAATTTGAAACACAAGTTAATAATATTCTTAACAAAGCAACAGATGAGTCAGGTAAAATAGGCAGAGAAAAATTAAGTAAAACCAACGGATTTGTTACTATGGTTAACTCTGGCTCAAAAGGTTCTGATTTAAATATTTCATTTATGATTTCTTGTCTTGGTCAGCAAAATGTTGATGGAAAACGTATCCCATATGGATTTGAAAACAGAACACTACCTCATTTTACAAAATATGATGATTCGCCAGGTGCTCGTGGATTTGTTGAAAGTTCATATATTAATGGATTAACTCCCCAAGAATTATTCTTCCACGCTATGGGTGGTCGTGTAGGTTTAATTGATACAGCTGTTAAAACATCTACAACTGGATATATTCAAAGAAAATTAATTAAAGGTTTAGAAGACCTTATGGTTAATTATGATATGACTGTTCGAACAAATAAAGGTAAAATAGTTCAGTTTTCATATGGGGAGGATAATATCGACACAACTAAAGTTGAAACACAAAATTTACCAATTGTTAATATGAGCACTCAAGATATTTTCGCACACTTTAATATTCCTGAAGAACCAGGCAAAAATAAAACATTATCACATATATTTCTAAAAAATACAATGACAAGATACAAAAAACAATCAGTTCAAATGTTGGAGTATTGCTCTAAATATACAAATATGATGATTAAAATGAGAGATGATATTATTAAAAATGTATTTGGTAATAAAGGTGACAGTGGTGTAAGTTGCCCAGTTGCCTTTTCATATGTTATTGGAAATATTCAAGGACAAACTAATATTACAAGTTCATCATTAGTTGATATTACCCCAGTTGAGGCCTTTGAGTTGATTGAAAGAACATATGATAATTTATTAAAAATTCATTATGCACCACCAACATTATTGTTCAAAACTTTATATTATTATTATTTATCTCCAAAAGATTTATTAATCATTAAAAGGTTCAACAAAAATTCATTAATAATATTGTTAGATACAATTACTCTTGATTATAAAAGGTCAATTGTTACACCTGGTGAAATGGTTGGAATGATTGCTGGACAAAGTATTGGAGAAGTTTCAACACAAATGACACTTAATACATTTCATTTTGCCGGTGTTGCTTCAAAGTCTAACGTAACACGTGGAGTTCCAAGAATTGAAGAAATATTATCTTTGTCTGAAAATCCTAAAAATCCATCATTAACTATCTTTTTGAAACAAGAGGATGAAACACAAAAAGACAAAGCGCAATCAATTATGTATATGTTAGAACACACCAAATTAGAAGAAGTTGTTAAATCTGTTGAGATATGTTTTGACCCAGATAATTTATCTTCACTTATTGAAGAAGACAAGACTACAATTGAACAATTTAAAGCATTTGAAGATATGGTTGATGAGTGTATTGATTCAGGTTTAACAAATGATGAAAACGAAAAATCTAAATGGATTATTAGAATGGTAATGGACCCAGAAGTTATGCTTGAGAAAAATATAACAATGGATGATATTAATTTTACCTTAAAAAATTCTTATGATTCTCAAATTACATGTGTGTTTTCAGATTTTAATGCGGATAAATTAGTTTTTAGAATTAGAATGAATGAGGTAATTAAAATAACATCAAGTAGAAGTGCTCAGAAGAAGACCAAAGTTAATCCATTGGACCAATCAGACCATATTTATATTTTAAAGAATTTCCAAGACCAATTACTACAAAATATTGTTTTAAGAGGTATAAAAGGAATTGATAAAGTTATTCTTCGTAAGGTTAAAGATACGGTATTTGAAAAAAATGGAATATATAAAAAGGAAGATATTTGGGTTCTTGATACAGTTGGGACAAATATGCTTGATGTGTTAGCGCTTGATTATATTGATAACACAAGACTCATTAGTAATGATATAGTTGAAGTTTTTAATGTGCTTGGAATTGAAGCAGCCAGACAAACTATTTTAAATGAATTAGTAGAAGTTATTTCATATGATGGCACATATATTAATTATCATAATTATTGTGTTTTATGTGATAGAATGACAGCCACAAGCAAATTAATTTCGATATCAAGACATGGAATTAATAATGATAATATTGGTCCAATCGCAAAGGCATCATTTGAAGAAACACCTGAAATGTTTTTAAAAGCCGCTAAACATGCTGAATTAGATAATATGCGTGGAGTATCCGCAAATGTGATGTGTGGACAAGAAGGATTTTTCGGAACTAGTTTATTTCAAGTTGTCCTTAATATTGAAGAAATGATGGCATTAGAAGCGGTGAGTGAATATAAACCTGTTGATGATTCAGTAGAAATTGAAAATTTCTTTGGAAAAGTAGAAAATCCATTAGATATGTGTAGTAGAGATAATTTATTAATTCAAAACAATGTTTCTAATATCAAAACTATAGATATGGGTGATGATAATAACTATAATCCTGGATTTTAAAATAAATAAAATATTAAGATATAAATATTATTAAAGTAAATAATAAATATTATTAAAGTAAATAAAATATTAAGATATAAATATTAACTATTAAATATTATTAAAAAATATGAATACATTTTTTTTAATAATACAAAAATATTTTAAAATAACTAATAACACTTTACAAAATTTAAACTCACTCCAAAAAATTATTTATTTTATGTTTACATGTAAAAAAGAATATTCTTTAAAAATTAAATTTAAATATTTTATTGATGAAATAAATAATATTTTTCTTACAGAAGAACAAAAAGATGATTTTATAAATATTTTTTGTAAAATTCAAAAAACATATTTAGCATTATCAAAATTTGCTTACATATATAAATATAAAAAGGCTAAAATAGTCGTTGATTTTGATTTATGTTTAAATCCTATTGACATTAATAATAAAAATACTATTTGTTTATTTCAAAAAAAATATAAATTTTATTTTAAAATTAATGATTTAATTAATATTATTGATACAGCTTTATCTAATTCTCCAAATTTTTTTTCTGACTCATTAATTTCAAAAAATCCTTATAATAATGTGCCATTTAATAAATCAACATTGTATAATATTTATTTTAACATTAGAGAAAAAACATATATTATTCCTGAATTAATTCATAAATTTTTTTTATGTGATTTTAATTTAAATAAATTTGAAAAAGAATTTGAATATTTAATAAGAGAACATGCTATACAAAAATACATTAAAAATTCTGATACTGATACATTGTATAATTCAATTTTAACAATGATTGCCTCTTATAATTATACTACTATTAATATTATTAAAATTCACCAAAATTTTCCAAAAAAACAATTAGTTAATATAATGAAACCATATTTACATTTATATTATTTATATAAGTATTCATTAATAGTTACAAAAAAAGAAACTTCAAAAAATATATTGTATATTAAATTAAATAGTTTTTATATGTTTAATCCCGCATTTGGTAGACAACAAATTAAAGTTCAGTCCATATTTTCTAAAAATAAAAAAATATATAAAAATATATATACTTATAATGATAAACACATATCTTTTTATAAAGATTCTAAAACATTTTTAACAAGTCATCTTTCTGATAAATAAAAATTATTTATTTTTTTTTGTTTTTGGTTTTATACCAACTAGTTTTGTTTTTTTTGTTTTACCTTTTTTACCAATTACAATTTCTGCTTCTGATGATATAGGGCTTGATGATTCAATAATTAATAATTTTTTTGCTTTAACCTTTGGTTTAACTGCTTCGTCTTCATCTTCATTTTGACTGTCTTCAATTTTTAATTTTTTCTTTTCAAGATTTTTTGGATTAAATTCTTTTAAAAAAACATCAACAACAATTTTATTTTTAAAAGCTTCCTCAATTTTAATTTTATATTCGCATTCTAATAACTTATTCAAAGAAATAAAAACATCATTATTATCTGCTTCAATTAATTTAAACGCAGGTATATTTTCTGGACTAATACCTGGAACAATTACAAAGGCAAAATCATCATTTTTATTTCCATATCCTATAAAAAAATGTTCTTTATTATTTGTTTCTAATAATTTTGTTGTTGATATAAAAATAGTAGGTATTTCAAATTTTTTAATCAGTAACCAAATGTCAAATGTCGTTAAAAAATAATTATTTGTAGTAATAAAATCTATAAATGATAAATCGTCTCCTTTTACTTGCCTTCCAAAGTGTTGTTTACCTTCTAATATTAAAATATCAATTATTTGAGAACCAAACTCCACTAAATATTTACTATACTCTTCATACAAAACCTTTTTAATTTCATTTACAGAAAGTTTTCTAGCTATTTTTCTTTCAATTAATTCAATTATAAACAAAAAAGTACAATAATTTGATTTATTATCTTTACTTCCATATTGAATTTCTTTAAAGATATCAGGAAAACATTTATTCCATTTTCCAGAACCAATTTTTTTTTTAAGTGTTTTACATTCATTTGTGTGTTTTCTTCCAATTGCTTCATCCAAAGAAGGTACTACATTATCATATGATTGTGTTATTAATGGTTCTGCTTCATCATATGAATTATGTTTTACATATTTATTTACTATAGCAGGAATAATATTTTCAAAATAATCTTGCGTTAAAAGAGACTGTAACATAATTATTTCATTATCTCTCAAATTATATCCAATATTTCCAAATGACAAATAAGTTTGTGGTTGAAGCATAAATGATTTTATTCTATTATATCGAATTAACTCATCTGCCATTTTTTCAAAATATATTGGCTCATTTAATTTATATTCTTTTTTTGTTTTATCAAAAGCAATTAAACTTTTTCTTGGGAGTATAAGTCTACATTTTCCATTTTCGGTAACAGCACATAAATTTGGAGCTTTATTACAAGAATTTTTGTCTTTTACTATACAAGTTGAAACTTCATCAATTAATTTATAATAATTATCATCTCCAATAAATTGGATTTTATCATCCACTAAAGTTTTTAATAAATTTGTAATATGTTTTAATTTTTGAGAGTAAATAATATATTCTTTTAACATTTCACTTTCAATTTCTCCTTTTATTTTGTTATTTTCATAATCATTTAATAAAATTCTAATTGTGTTTCTAAAAACATTATAAAAATTTGTTTCAAATTTTATTTTTTTAACAAAATCTACTCTCTCTTCATCTACTTTATTAGATGTTGATATTAAAACATCACTCTGAACCATTGGTCTTGCTTCTTTATTAATAATATAATTACTATTTTTAAATGAAGGTATATTATTTGCCGATTTAATTTCACTTTCTGTTATTGGTTCGGATAATTGAATAAATTGATTTGTTTCAGTTAATATACCTACAATTACTTCGTCGTCTTCCATAACTTTAAATGCTGGAGCACAAGGAATATCAGGAGAGGGACGTTTCTTTTTGCTTCTTTTTTCTAATCCTTTTAAAAATTCAATAGTGTTATCATAAGTATTCCAAAGTTCTAAATCAGTTATGAAAACATAGTCAATTTCTTCCTTAAAATTATTTTCGATTTTTGATGGATAGCACGGAACAAAACCTTTTATTGATAAAGGATTTTCTACTAAAATACCTATTACTTTGTTGTGAAAATTTACAACAAGTTTCAATATTTTATATCCTTCATAGCCTTGAATTTTATCAACCAAATTATGAAGTAATAAAGGAATTTTTGCCGTATAAACTTTAGGAGGAGGCAACCCCCCCGGAGGCATTGAACTCAATGGCCTACACATTATATTAAAAAATGGTTTTACAATTTCACTAAAAACTGCTTTCATTGATGAAGACAAATGTGGATTACGTTCACTAAATACTTTTTTTATACTAAGTTTTTTGTTATTTATTGTGTAAGAATAAATTGGCTCATAATAATTGCCCTCTTTTAATAAAAATAATGTTGGTTTACTTGCATCATAAAATTCAGTTGAATAATGATTGCTTGGACATACAAGTTGGACATTATTTGTTATATCATCATTTGGTATTTCAAAAATAACTAAATTTATTCCATCTTGACCAAAAATATATTTATTCGGCATACACACTAAATCCCATAAATATGTATGGTCTATTATAGCATCATCATCATTTAAAAAATTAATAAAATTTTCAAAAGCAGATATAACTTTTTTATAAAATAATTTATCTGACTCAACACTCATATTTAATTTTGAATACAGTTTTACATTTTTTGTATATTTTTCATTTAATTTATTCATATCAATATTTTTATTAGAATCATAAAAATCTGTTACTAAATTTCCATTTTGATACTTAATAAAATTATCAATTGTTAATGATTTAATAATTTTTTCCCTCATTTTAACAATACTAATTACTTTTGCTAGATTACCTGTTTTTTTACCATCACTATCTAATATTTCTCTAGCATAAAAAACAGCATCCGAAATACATGCGATAAATGATTGTTTTTCACTTATTTCAACTCCGTGTCTTAATAAGCATGGATGATTTTGTTTTATATTTGTGTTTGTTTTGCTTATTTGACAATCAGCATTTATTTCATGTAAAATTTTTTGAATTGCTATTGGCAAATACCCCCATCTGTTAGGTGAAAGCGGAAATTTTTCTGGACCTTTTACATATTCATCTAATTCTTCGTCTTTCTCTTTTTCTTTTTTTTCTTTTTCTTTTTTTCTTTTTACTTTTTCAGATTCATCTTCATCTTCATTTTTTGAAGGAGCTGAACATTTGGCTTTAGCTTCCATTCTTCCAACTGTATTATATTTATCAAAACAACAAGGTAAACAAAAACCTTTTGGATGTTTATCAGTTTGAAACCCAGGATATCTTTTATTTTCACCATCTTTATAAAATTCATATACATAATGACCAGGAATTATTTTATCATCTTTACTTTTTCTATCTGATGGTAAAATTTTTCCACAAGTTGGATGTACTAAAACTTTTTTACCATTTTCTATTTTTTCTTCAAATTCGTTTGGGTCAATTGGACTATTTGTTTTTAAACACCAATAACGAGGACATATATAATTAAACTGTTTATTTTTATCTGAACCATATTTAATGACATCTTCATCTCTTAAAAATCCTTTATGTTCTTCATTTATTTTTGCTAACTCAGTATCTGTTAAAATTACTGGCTGTCTTTTATGTTGAGATTGGCAAATTTTAGAATAAGTTGAATAATTTCCGACATCTTTTTTAATTATTAAAGGTGAATCATATTTTTCAATTTTATCTTGAAAATAACTTCTTAGACTTACTCCATCTAAATTTTTTTCTATATTTTCTTCATCAGAATCACTATCAGATTCAATCGCAACTTTTTTTGTGGATTTTATTTTTAATGGTTTTGTTTCTTCCTCAGATTCACTATCGGATTCAATTATCATTTTTTTTGCGGGTTTTACTTCTATTGGTTTTACTTCTACTGGTTTTTCAAGTTCAACGTTTTCACTTGAAACACTTTCTTCTTCTAATTCTTCTGGTGATTTTGTAGAAGAAACAACATTTTCTTTTGGTTTATCAATAACTATTTCTTCAGACCCTAAGTCTCTTTTTTCACTAGCAACAGATTCTCCACTATCCTTCGAACTAGGAACAAGAGAACCTAAATCACTAATAACAGATTCTTTACTACTATCTTCTTTTTCATCAGAAGGGACTAAATCCACTATTTC